ATTAAACCACATGCTCCACCGCTTGTGCGGGCCCCCGTCAATTCCTTTGAGTTTCATTCTTGCGAACGTACTCCCCAGGCGGGATACTTAACGCGTTAGCTACAGCACTGCACGGGTCTTAACAGTCCGGACTCACATAGAGGAGCCCGTTAACCCAGCCATGCAGGCGATTGCTTCCAACGGAAATGCCGTGTCGTCAACTGCTAATAAGCCCGCGAGAGCGTGGGTGCCCAGGAAAGTAGCTGAAAATAAAAACAAAAATAACAAATCACCAGCTACTCAACAGCCTCGTGCTAAGGCGCAGGTTGTTAAGGAGGAGAAAACTCCTAACACTGAGCCCGCAGTAACCACCAAGAAGAAGGTGAAACACACGGACCGTTTCCCCGTAATCACGGAGCATAACAACCCCTCGTTTGATCAGGTTACATACTATCTGCCCAAATCTTTTTCTTACACTGAAGAGATAGTGAAGAAAATCTCTGAAATCCACCCGTGCCAACTTGATGATTTGAAAGTAGCATGGAGGGATAATGAACATCCCTATTGCGCTGCTATGCGCTCCATTACGGAAGCGTATGCTCTTAAGTGCGTTATTGATGAATGCAGCGATGATGCCAAGGAGATGAAAGATCCATGGGTGATGGATATAGGAGGAGCCGCCAAGAGGCATCACTCCCTGAAGAGAAAACGAGTGTGGTCATGCATCCCCCCTTTTGATGCTAGGGATTTAATCAGGGCCTTCAAGTTACCAGGAAATGCGCATTGCTCTCACTTATGGCAAGAGTGCAATTGCAAAGAAGGTGAGATTATGGGATCCATTTCGGTACATTCTCTGTACTACATTCCTCCAGCAGAGCTACTTAAAGGTCTGTTGAAACAAGTAAGACCCGTTCATTACGCCGTCTTACATGAGTATCCCAATGAAGAAGGGAAAATCATGATGAATGAGATGGAGTATGTTAAAAGAGATGGAAAGTTGTGGGTCAAAGCTAAAGGCAATTTGACTTACTACTATCATGATGATATGTCTTGGATGAAAACAGGGCATTATTCTGACGACAATGGAACGTTAGAATGGGATTACGCCAGAAGATTTGGTGATATAATCGTCATGAGATTTGTAGCCACAAAGAGCGTTTTGAAAGCGCCCCCTCAACCCCCTGCCCCAGCAGAAAAAACCCAGGAAGCTCCAGCGCCAAAACCAATTATCGAGGTAAAAGAGGACGTAAATTCCACAGAGAGTTATGATTCCATTATTAACGAATCTATCGATTATGGAAGCCCTATTACTTCAAAATCCTATTCTATATTCTTAGGGAAGGTGCACAGGAAAGGGAAAGCCAAGAAGTGCGATATCAAGAAATTGATTGAATACGCGTCACAAGAGTACGCAAGACAGGAGACGGTATTAGCCCCGGTGCAGAAGAGTTTGCACGAAACAGCAGTGAAAAGGCTGGAGAGGCTGACTTTGTCAATCGCTGAGTATGATTACTTGCGGGTAGCAATCGTTCTGTTCTTGTGGATTTCATTGTTTATGATTCGCATCTTCGGCGTCACATTCTTACAGGGTCTAGGCTATTTTGCTTATTTCACCGCAGTACACTATGAGGTAACATCTTGGGTCATTTTGATGGGGCTTAGTTTGGCTATAGCTTCCAATTTTGACCAATACATGCGGAAATACAATTGCCGACGGCTTAAGTTGCCCATTCATCAAGCCAATTTCATTTGGACCGTGAAAGCGATGGTGTACGACTATTGCTGCCAAATGCCTGACAAGGAGGTCGACAAGACGAAACTTGTGAGCATTAGACTGCCTGATGATTTTGACTTAGAATGTGAAGCTAAACCGGCTGCTAAGGCCATGGTTTTTCACCCTGAGTACCCACCGTATTTTCCCCGCAAATGCAGCCACAATAGTGTGTCTTGCATAAAGAACAAGCTTCTTTACAAATTGCCTCCGGGAATTTACTCGTATAAGTTGCACCCTATGCTCCAACGCATTGCGCGGGAGATTTCAGGAGCTCTGACTCCGATGGATTTTGAAGAATGGGTTTCCAGGTTTCCCCCAAAGAAACAAGAGAAACTCCGTCATCAATATATTTCAAATTTCAATGAACCGCTTGGAACTGATTTTAACGACTCGCAAAGTTTCTGCAAATTCGAGGCCTATTCGGAGCCTAAATATCCACGACCCGTCGTGTCTGGGAGAGTGGAGTTTAATTACTCCACTGGCAGGTGGATTATTATGATAGCAGAATTACTCGCAGAGTTGTTGCCCGAAAACGTGTTGTTCCCGTTACACGGAGACAGCTTCGAGATCGGCAAGTTCCACGAGGATTATAAGTCGTACCTGATCTACGACTCAGACTTTTCGGCGTTTGACTCCTCGCAGAGGGACGAATGCCTGCATATGTTAGCAGAATTTTTGCTGATGTGTGGCGTCCCTGAAATAGTCGTGAGTAGAGAATTGCTTGACACCCAAGCTATTAAAGTAGCCAACAGAAATGGGTTCAAAGTCATCATGAAAAGCATCAGATGTTCAGGACGATCCATGACATTGCTCGGAAACTCGCTAATTACTATCAACACATCATTACATATATACGGAGACAACTTGATGGGTTTGATGGTGAAAGGAGACGACAGTGTTATGTATTTGAAAGAAGCGATTGACGTCGAGGCGACAGCTAAGCTGTATGCCGCGAATGGCTTACAAGCCAAATTGAGGGAAGTTGATGAATACGAGGTAGAATTCTGCTCATCCATATTTGTGCCATTTAATGAAGGGACCGTGCTGGTCCCGAAACCAGGCAAGTTGTTAGCTAAAACATTCTGGTGCAAACACATGGAATACAGTGAAGCAGAAATGGAACAACAGTTCGCTTCCATATTAAAAGGTATGGAAAAATCCCTGGGTTCGTTACCAGGGATGCGTGCGCTATACAACAATCCCATATATAAAAGATGGTACAACAAAGTAGAGGCTTTGTATGAGGAATTCAATGAGTATTCCTCGGAAACTGTATCAGCCAATCAGGAAACATGGGATTATTTCGCCTCGCGGTACGGTATAACAGAACACGATATCATGTCTCTGGAACAGGAACTGCAAGGAGGGTTCCCAGTCAAGTTGAGTTCGCACGCTTCTAGCGTGTTGATTCGACATGATTGGGGACCACCCAACGACGCAGAGCACCTTATCACACATGATGCGGAACCCAGAATGCAAACGCTCACATTTTGGTTGTCCCCCGTGGTGGAAGAAGCCTTTAGGCATCTTGCACCTATAACCACTACTTTTATCTTATCAGTGGTTGAAGGACTTTATTACCAAGACTTGTGTAATGTCTTTATGCACATAGCGTATTTAATTGCATCCACCGTTCTAGGGCCCGTTATAGCACTAGGCATACATTTGTTGGTCAACTCATACGGTCTGAGAACCAATATCATGCAAGTGTTCAAAATGTTATCACGCGGGTTACGAAATCCGGCCGGACCAAAACATAGCGTTTTACACAAGAATTTACAACCTAATTCAACTAACAAACAATTCAACAATTCTACAATGGTTAAGAAACAAACCAAGAGTGGTAAAAAGAAACAGAAGGCATCTAATAAACCAAATAAACAAAGGAAACCCAGGGTAGACAACACCATGCTGGC